GGGACGTACCTTCCTAATGGTTACAACGCCACCGCGGGCGGGGACGGCGGTTTCGGGCAGAAAAAGACTGTATCTGAGTTGCTAGAGCGGCGCGCCATGGCGAAACTTGGCTTTGGCATGCACTCTGATAAGGCAAAAGCCGCGGCCTCCTCCGCTATACGAGTGCACCACAATACTCCGGAGTATAAAATCAAGAAATCCGCGGAAATGATAGTGATTTGGGCTGATCTGGAGTGGAGGACCGGGCAAAAGCAAAAACTTTGCGCGGGCAACCGGCGTCCGGATCGCTTAGCGGTTCGTGCTGAGAATTCTAGGCATACCGCTTTGAAGCATTTAGAGGAAATCAGGGCGCGCACAACCGCTGCCTGGGCAGACCCGCAAAAGCGGGCTCTTCGAGCGCAGCACATAAGCGACGCGCTTTCAACCCCGGAGAGTAAAGCCGAGCGATCCGCTTTAATGAAAGCTCTCTGGGAAGACCCAAACAGCGCGTTAAGAAATCGTAAGCCCGCGCCTGCTAGGCTCGCGTTTGAGTTTGATGGGGTGATTTACCCCGACGCGAAAGCCGCTTCCGTCGCGCTAGGTATCTCTACTGCGGGAGTGCGCTGGCGAGCGGAGAACGGGCATGGCAGGAAAATCTCCAAAAGCGCATTGGTTAACGAGAATGAAAATTCGGGAGGTGTCCGGAGTTGACAATCCGGCTTCGCCGGGAGCGGACGTGATTTTGATGAAGCGTGGCGCGCGGGACGCGACCGGGCACTTCGCGAGTGGCAGCGACATGGGGCACCAGGCTGCCTTTTCGCTGGATCATAGCGAGAAATCCGCTCTGGAAGCGGAGATGGCCGCACGAGAGGGCGCGGGGAACCCCATGCGCCATATAGACGAGGTGCATCACTTCCTCGACTACGTGCGCGCTCAGCGGAAGGGCAAGAGCAAAGTCATCGCCCGGATCGGCAAGGCCGGTCCCGCCGATGAGCCGCGCGACGCGCTGGGGCGTTGGGTTGCCGGTGCTTTGGTGGCCGGCGGGCTCGCCGCCGGAGCGCATCATTTCGGAAGGCAGAACAGCGCTAGCGCAAAGATTACCGGCGCGCTTTTGAGTGCTGCTGCGGGTGCCGCGGGCGCGCTGTCCGCAACTCACTTGACAGGTATCAAGCCGGTGAAAGGCGGTCTCCAGCTTCAGGTTCGGACGCAACGTGCCGGCAAACCTGCGGTGGCGACGCATATCAATCTCAAGCCGTCTACCTTCCGCCGGTGGCTCGGGATGGGCGATCAGACGGCGGCCAAGATGGAAGGCACCGCGCACCCGGTAAACGGGATGCCGATTGTGACGACGCGAGCCCGCACACCCCTTGGGACCGCGATCCCCCTTAATAGCCCGGCAACGAACTGGGCGAACGCCGGTGGCTGGCCGTACCGGACGCAAATCGGAGCCTACGTGCCGGCGGGCAGCGGCGAACAGCAGAAATACATCGAGGAAGCCCTGTCTTCCCGAGCGGTGAGCCAGCTCAGCTTGCCGTCCAGCTCCGCCGACCACTCCGGCGGCAAGCCCTATGTGACCGCCGAGGGGCATATCGTTCCGCCGGGCAGCCATGCCGCGCAGTCCGCGATGGAAGGCCGCTACCTCCAAGAGGGCGGTCGAGGTCTTATGACGAAGGCTCTTATGCTGCCTCGGTCGAGCGTCTTCGGGAAGGGGCAGCGTCTTACCCTCGGGGCTATGCGGATGAAGTCGGACCAGCGCGAGGAGACCAAGCACGTCGGGCTTTACGGGCAGGCGACCCCTCGGGCTCAGCGGAGCCTTTTCGGCGGTCCAACAAACCGACGTGCCTTCGCTAAGTAAATCGTTAAGGATTACCGCCTACTATTCGCTCGGAATTGGTCCGGGCACCCTCAAAAGGAACGCCATCATGTCTCTCGACAAAGACACCCTCGAAGCTCTTGCAAAGGCGCTGGCTCCCCTCGCCGGTGACGACACCGCCAAGCAAGCGCATATCGTGAATGTCCTGTCTGATCTCGCCAAGTCCGGCGACGGAAAAGACGGGAAGGACGGCAAGGATGCCGAGCCCGACGAGGACCCGGATGACGTGAACAAGCAGGCGGAGCCCGTCGCGGACGTGATGCTCGGCCTCCTCGACGCCGTTAGCGCGATCAACAAGTCGGCGGAGCCCAACAAGGGCGCGCTGATCAGCGAGGCTTTCGAGGAGGCGTATGACGCCATCCGGAAGGTCAACGAGGAAATCGCTCAGGCGGCCATCGTGGCAGGCCAGGAGAGCATCACCAAGTCCAAGGCGTTCAAGAAGATGCGGAAGCTCGCGAAGCGGGCCAAGGCTGGCATCGCCGACAATACGACCGGCGGAGGCGGCACGAGTGGCAAGACGCAGCAAACTCGCCATGACGCTGCTGAAATGAGCGCCGATCATTCGCCGGACGAGATGGACGACAGCGAAGACGAATTCGGAGTGAAGAAAGCCATGAAAGCCAAGCAGATCGCGAAGAGCCTGGGCGGTGGACCCCTGGCAGTCTTCATCTCTGACCTTGCCAAGAGCACTGAGCGCCTCGGGGCGGAAGTCGCGCAGTTGCGCGACGAGAAGCAGACCGAAGTGTTCAAGCAGCGCGCCGCGGCGATCGGGGAAGGTCCCCAGGTCGCGGACTTGCTGAAGACGCTCGCCAAGACCGATCCCAAGCTCGCCGATACGGTGGGCAACCTCTTGAAGTCGAAGAACGCCCTGATTGAGAAGAGCGGCGTCTTCAACTCGATCGGCACCGGCGGCGGCGCGGAGGGCAGCTCCTCGCTTGAGAAGCTGAATGCCTTCGCAACCGAGATCATCACGAAGAGCACCGGCGACAAGAAGCCGACGTTCGCCAAAGCCTTCCTCGCTGCCTGTGAGCAGCACCCGGACGTTTACAAGGACTACCAGCGCGAAGAGCGCGGCAGCCGCTAACCGCTCGCCCGATAGGAGAACACGACCATGACCGCATCAACTGGCCTCGTTTACTTCGGCGAGCTTCCCTTCCAGAGCTTTGCCCCCTCTCCGGCGGATTACTCCGGCGTTGACAGCAGCGGCTATCAGTGGCAGTTCCGTTTTGTGATGCTGGATCACACCGCGACGAACGGCGCGTTCGTTTTGCCGGGGACCGTAGTGACCAGCTACATCTATGACGGCAGCGCCAACTTCCCCTTCGGCGTTCTTATCAACGCGCCGAAGTCGGGTGAGGCGGGGCAGATCGTGATCATGGGCGAGACGAAGGTGATCGCAAACTCAGGGAGCATCACCGCGGGATGTCCTCTGACGTACACCCAGTACGGTTTCGTCGATATAGCCTCTTCGACCGACCCGCTTATCGGCTTCGCCCGGTACGCATCCACCGCGAAGGGTGATTTGATCACTGCTTTGATCCTCCCTTGCACGGCGGTCTACACGCACTCGTAACCAGGGCTCGTCCTAACAGGAGACGGAAATGCCGTATCAGCCAAACCTCAGTTCCATCCACGTAGACGCAGCGCTGACGAACTTCAGCCTTGCGTACATGCAGGATGCGACCAACTTCGTCGCCGACGTGGTGTTTCCGAGCGTGCCAGTCGAGCACAAGAGCGACAAATACTTCGTCTTCTCGAAGGATGCGTTCTTGCGCGCCGGTGGCAAGCAGGTCCCGTTCGGTCAAGAAGCGCCTCGTGGCGGCTTCGTCCTCTCGACGAGCAGCTACGACGTGGGCTCTGCCTGGCGTTGGGCCTTCGATCTGACGCCGGATATCTTGGCGAACGCCGATCCGGGCGTCAACATCGACCAAGCCGCGACGGCCTTCATTATGAATGGCCTGCTCGTGCAGCGCGAGGTGAACTGGGCCGGCGCATACTTCATCGCCGATATCTGGGGGACGGATGTTGACGGTGGGGTTGATGTCGCGGTCTGGAACGACGACGCGAATTCAGACCCGATCACCGACGTTTCCAACGGTCGCGCCACGATCCTCTCCAACACCGGCTACCTGCCGAACACGATGGTCGTGAGCTTCTACGTCCACGAGGCGCTGAAGAAGCACCCGCTGGTCATCGATCGGTTCAAGTACACCAGTTCCGACAGCATCAACGAAGCGATGCTGGCTCGCCTCTTCGAGGTTGACCGGTACGTGGTCGCGAAGGCTGTGCAGGCGACTTCCCAAGAGGGTGAGACGGTTACAACCTCTCTGGTCCTCGGCAAGCACGCTCTGCTCTGCTACAGCGCGCCCTCGCCGAGCCTCTTGGCTCACTCCGCCGGCTACAACTTCGTGTGGTCGAAGCTCACCGGGCTCAATAACCTCGGCGTCGCGACCTACCGCTATCCGATGCCCTGGCTGGGCGTCACGGCGAACGGTGTCACCGAGCGGCTCGAAGGCCAGTACGCCTACGCGCTGCAAATGACCGGCCAAGACCTGGGCTACTTCTTCAACGGGATCGTGTCGTAATGCTTATCACGCAGTCGATCAACGTCGGGCAGGACTTCGGGGCGAGTGGCGGCATCGTCACTCGTACCCTGGAGACCGATGGGAAGAAATTCCAGCCCGGCACCCGGCTCTCGGCCGAGATGACTTCCAAGTGGCCCCTCCGCTCGCGTATCGCTTTGTCGAGCGCCGGCAAGGTCCGGTTCTTCTCCCCCGAGGCACAGGCCCCGGTCGTGGAGCAGAAGGCGGAGACGGAAGCTCTCGATCCGAACCTCGGGCAGTTCGGCGGGATCACTCTGGAGCCCCTCCATACTGGCGGGATGGATTTCCCGGCCGGCGTGCGGCTCCCGGCCGACATGATCATGGGGTGGCCGCTCAAGAACCGGTTCGCTCTTCAGGAGAGTGGCCGCGTGGCCTACTTCAAAGAGGATGCACCGCGCACGCGCGCGACCCTCACCAAATCCGAGGAAGCCGCTCTCAAAGGGCTCCTCGACTGATTAACAGGAGACCGCGGCCATGTCCCTACTCAAGTTTCCAGTCACCGGTTTCGTCACTCGCGTCAAGGGCAAGACCGCGGCCGGCATCGGCATGTTCGGCGTTGTCTACGTCGGCTCCCCGACTGACAGCGACGCGCACGTAACGGGCACTGCTTTCGGTCTCTTCAAGACTTCCGGCGCGCCGTCGAACGGCACCTCCGGTACTTATGCTGGGCTCGCGCCCAAAGGCTCGATCTTGGTGGACGTGGCCGGCACCAGCAGCGTCTACACGTATATCAACACGAACACCCAGGCTTCTCCGACCTGGACCCCGCAGCCGGTTACGAGCGGTGCTGCCTCCTACACGACCGGCACTTTCACCGGCGACGTTCTCGTTTCTAAGACGCAATCCAGCACGACCCCCGCGGTCGAACGGCTCTTGGACAGCGAATTCACGCTCAGCGGCGCAACGGTCGCGGTTGTCGGGAACGGCAGCTTGGCCGCCGTGCGTGGCAACATGATCATCGGCTCCAGCTCGACGCTCAACAGCGGGTATTTCTACGGCACTCAAGGCAAGATCACCGGCACTGGTGGCACCATCGCGATCGGATCGGACTACTACTGCGGTATCCTCGGTCAGCTCGACGTGACCGGCATGACCCTCACTTCGGGGCATATTGCGCCGGTCATCGCCTCCTGGCAGAACACCAGCGGCAGCACGCCGACTTCGGTCGGGAACCTGATCTACGCTGAGAGCAACTGTCCTGCGAATATCAACGCGGTCCTCCAGGCCATCGCCAACACCGCCTACATCTTCGATCTCGCCGTTGACAGCGGCAGCCCGAGCGCCCTTGCAACGACCAGCTCCAGCGTGACGAACATCGGCACACATGGTTGGCTGAAGATCAAGGTGGGCGGCTTGGATCGGTACATCGCTCTTGGCGACGGCGTAACGTAATCCTGATGGGAGGCTCCCGTGCCGAAAACTGGGAGCATTCCCTTCAATCCGGTGCACACGCAGCCTAAGCCGGTCGCGCAGCACACGGCTCACGGGAACACTCCTCCACACTTTCAGCCGGCGAAGCGCCCGCGCCAGAAGGGCGGTGGCCGTGGCCTTCATGCGGTGCGCCCGGGGAGGCCGAAGAGATGACCTGGAGCTACGATCCCACCGTCCTGATCAACTTCGATTTCAACACCGTCCGGTTCTTCCTCGGCGATACGGACAGCGCGTACCCGCAGCTCCAGAACGAGGAGATCACCTTTACCCTGGAAATCCGCGGCGACGTGTATAGCGCGGCCGCTATGTGCGCCCAGGCGCTCGCCGGCAAATATAGCCGGCTCGTCAACCAGTCGGCCGATGGCGTCAGCCAGTCCATGGCTCAGAAGGCGGCCCAGTACGCCACGCTCGCCCGGGAGTACGACGCTAAGGCGGCCATCTACCAGCTTCCCTATGCCGGCGCGCTCAGCATCGCGGATATGCAGACGGTCCTGGCTAACCCTGACCGCGTTCCCGATCTCTTCCGCTTCGGGATGTTTGATGACCCGCCGAATGACGGCACAAACCCACCCACCGCGGCGGGCTCAGGGCTCTTTAACACGTCGCTCGTTTCCTTCCCGTGAGGTGAGCCGTGAGCGGCCTCCTCGAAAGCGAGAGTGTATATGACCTGGCTGCGATGATCGGGGATCAGGGGATGAGCGTCGTCACCCGGAACCTCACGACGGTAACGGGTCCTCAACCTTACCCTAATCCACCCTCGCTCTCCGCAGATTTCGCCGTCTCGGGGACCGCTGCGCTTCACGCAACGTCGATCACCTTTGCGGGCTCCCTTGTGAATGGCCGGCTCCTGGCCGGCGACGCCTTCAAGCTCGGGACTGACCCAACCCTCTACACGATCGGGACGCTCATCCAGTCGAGCGGGAATGCCTTCACCGGTGTTTCTTTCTCGCCCGGGCTCGTGCACGCGGCGACGAACGGCGAGAGCGTGGCTTTCACCTTCTCCGCCGATACGACGGTGCCGGCGCTCGTCACGTCTTTCCCGTCCCGGTTGGTGAACGGCACGACGATCCAGGCCAGCGACAAGCAAGTGCGCTTCCTGGCTTCCAGCCTCAGCTACGAGCCGGTCGTCACCGACAAAATCTTCATGTTCGGGGAAGTATACTCGATCGTTAATCCGCGCCCCATCCAAATTCAGGGCGTTATCTGGGCCTGGGCCTGCCATGTGAGGAAGTAATGGCCGAGGATTTCTCGCTCGATATCAGTAAGTGGACGCAGGACGCAGACAGCCAGACAAAGCTGTTCGTCGTTATGCTTTGCTCGTTACTGATCAGATACATCCAGGCCCGCACTCCGGTCTTGACCGGGCGCTTGCGCGCGTCGATTGGGACGAACATTCCCTTGGCAGACTGGGAGCCGGGCAAGGACATCACAATCGGGACGAACGTCATTTACAGCCGGCGCGTGGAATACGGCTTCGTGGGTGTCGATAGCCTCGGGCGTCGGTACGACCAGAAGGGCGTCGGGATGTTTGCCCAGGCGCTTGCGGTAGCCCCGCAGCTCGCCGATCTGGTGGCGAAACAGACCGAAGGGCGCGGATTTGAGAATTTCGAGGAAGTCGTGGAAGAGGTCATGGGCACGCTACTTGAGGTTGGCGAGCTGGGAGCCCTGCTATGACCACCACCTTGCACGTCTACGATGCGCTCAACGCATACCTGAGCGCGAACATCGGCTCGATCCGCGGCGCTGTCGCGGCGCAGGTCGCCTATCTGGGCAAGACCTTCGTGCCCGAGGCCGAGACCCCGTATCTCTCGGTCCACATGCCGGTGCTCAACCAGCACATGATCACGACGGGCACGCAGGGCGTCAACCAGTGGGACGGTACGCTCCAAGTGAACTGCTACTGGCCGATCGGCACCGGGACCGAGGAGGTAACGGGTCAGCAAGACGACGTTAAAGCGCTCTTCCCGAACGGCTTCTCGGTTGAGACGAGCGACAGCTTCTATCTCCGCTTCTATGCTCCCAACGCGCGGCCGCTCCTGTTCGATGGGGCCTGGGTCTGCGGTCCGGTCCAAATGCGGTGGTTCCTCCACGACTTCGTTGTCTAACGAGGTGTTAACTTCTCCGGGGGTACTATGCCGGAGCTTTTCGAGGTGCGCCGATGGCTCAGTATCACGTCATTCAGCCCTTCAGTCGCTTCTCTCGCGGCTACGCCGCCGGCCAGGTCTTGACTGAGGCCGATCTGTCGTGCTGGCTGCCCGAGAGCGCTCGCACCGCGGCCATTGCCGATTTGATTGCCCGCGCCCGCATCGCGCCGGTTCGGAGCACGCCCGCGCCCGCCTCGCCGAGCGTCTTGGATCAGGCCGAGGAAGCACTTCACACCGCCGAAGCCGCCATTGAGGCGGCCAAGGCGAAGTCCTAACAGGAGTAACGCCCGATGACCACGGAAACCGCCCCCGTCTCAACTGGCCTGCTGAAACAGGTCCGCATCGCGAACGAGGTGACGTGGGGCGTCCCGCCGACTGGCCTTTACGCCGTCACCAACGCGACCGTCAACACGCCCGGCACCCTTGCGGTTCCAGGCGATACGCTGACTATGACTTCGGGGACCGGCACGAAGCCGACCTTCAAGGTCACGGCGACGCAAGTTGTATCTGCCACGGTCCCGGGCGGCAGCAGCGGGTCCGGCGGAACACCTGGCACGCAGACTGTCACGGGGACTACGGGAACGGGAACCTTCTTCACGGCGTCCGTCACCGTGGGCGGTGGCGGCAATATCACTGCGGTTCTCAGCATTCTTACCGGTGGTGACTACACCACCAATCCGACAGCCATCGCGACAGAACCGGTCACGGGCGCTTCTCTCGTCGGCGCAGAGCTGGATGTCGTCATGGGTGTTCGCGATGTCGCGATCCTCACCGAGGGCATCCTTTCGGTCACGCCGAGCAATCCTGCCGCCATGACGGGCGGCGTTACGAGCGGCTCGAAGCTGGACCTGTTCTACAGCCATACCGCAGCCGCGCAAATCCTTCGGCGTGTGTCCTCGGACGTTGCGCTGAAGAAAGCGACGTACCGATCGAACGAAATTCAGCCCGACCGGCAAATCCATGACTTCCGGCACGGCGTTCGGAGCGTCAGCGGCACTATCCGCGGCGAACTGTCGCCTCTCACCTACAAGAGCGTGTTCAACCAGGTCCTCGCCGGCACCTTCACCGCCGGAGTGAGTGACGCTGCCGATACGATCACGGCGGTCGCCGCGGTCCCCGGCAATCCGGGTACACCTGCATCTCTTCAAAGCACCGCGAGTTACAACTTCCAGGCATCCGGCTTCCGGATCGGAGACGTGGTAACTTGTAGTGGCTTCACCGCGGGTGCCGCGGCGAATAACAGCCGCAATCTCCGCATCACCGGCATGACGACCACGAGCACGACGAATGACACCTTGATCGTCGGTCCCGCGCCCAACAACGCCTCGGGCTCAACCGTCGAGAACCAGGCGAACACGACCGAAGTTTTGGTTGCCGCATCTGGCGCTACCGTTACGATCACCGTCATCGGCAAGAAGCTCGTTACGCCGACGCCTGGCAACTTGATCGACTACTCGTTCTCAATCGAGCATTGGTTCACCGATGTCCTCCAGTCGGAGCTGTTCATCGGGTGCCGCGCCTCACGCATGCAAATCCAGCTTCCACCGACCGGTCTGGGCACGATCGACTTCGACGTGATGGGCAAGGATATGCTGCTCAATCAGGGCGGCCCTGGCGACCCGTACTTCTCGGCCCCCTCCGCGATCACGACTACCGGGATCACGGCGTCGGTCAACGGCATCATGCGCGTGAACGGGGTGGATTACGCGATCGTCACCGGCCTCAACTTCACGATCAACGCCAACTACACGACCGAAGCGGTGGTCGGGTCGAACACGACGCCGTATCTGTTCCCTGGTTGGCAGGACATCACCGGGCAGCTCACCGCTCTCTTCCCGGACGAGCAGCTCCAGACTTCGTTCCTGAATGAGCAGTTGATCGACATGCAAGTGCTGCTCACCTTGAACAACAACGTCAACACCGACTTCATCTCGTTCTACTGGCCGAGCATCAAGCTCACGTCCGCGACCAAGGACGACAAGCCGGGCGCGATCGTCGGGACTTACGGTTTCCAGGCTCTCCACAACGTCGCCGCGGATGGCAATGCGTCCTCGACGACCGACGCGACCACGCTGGTCGTGCAGGACAGCCTGGCGTAACAGCTATCCGGCCGCTTCGGCGACCGCGGACGCCGCAAGGGCGTCCACAAGGCCCGGCGGGCGATACGGGGCGCTCGCCGGGCCGCTATTCCCCCACCCCGAGGAAATCTCCAACCATGTTCGA